TCGGGTTAACCAAGTTATCAGTATCCTTGTTCGTCGTGACTGTGAGGTTGTGCGCTCGGAGCTGGTTGCTCAGAGTATCGTCCGGATCATATGGGACTAATACTGATCCTTGGATGTAGCTGTGTTTGATCAGTTGATGCGTTACGCCTTCAGGGATTGTGTAAAACGATGCCATGCGTAAAACGGAAGAATGTGTGGAGCTTAGCAAACAGCTTGAGCGCTGACCGCTTTTGTGATTAACGTTGAGGAAGCAGCTCCAGCGGTATGCAACTCGATTGGATGAGCCAAGAGCAAGAATTTTTACATAAGCGTGTGATGATGGACGCTAAGAAGCTGGATAAGGATGGACTCCTTCAGATTCTTGAGATGGTGCACAAGCAATCCTTAATCAATAAACGATTGTTTTCCAGCCTCGCCTCGTGGTGCGCTCGGAACAAAGTCATTCTTCCGGCGTTTGATGAGTTATTAGCAAGTAGAGAAGTTGTTCATCCTGTCGATGTTCCTGAAACCCCAGCCGCTTGAGGTACTTAGCTAAGGCAGCGGTTCGCTCTGTGCTGGGCATAATCATGAGGGGTTTAGCGGTCGTAACTTCTACGTGAATCTTTAATATGTCCAGTGCTGTACGTAAGGTGGCCAATGAGCGGGGTCTCTGCTTAGTGAGGACTGAGCGAGCTCTTTTGTTCTTGCGGTTTCGATACCAATCGTTCGCCGCACGTCTCGATTTGTGAATCGTGAGACCCACGTTGTAGGCGAACCCTACGTCTTCTACGAAGAGGCAAATCCATTCACCATCTTGTTTTATTTTTGTTGAGATGCAGTTGAGGTACATAATAAAAGCGGCCTTCCGAGGAAGACCGCCGGTCTTGGCTTCGTGTTTACGTTAGCTCAGAAATCGATCCCGAGTGCTTTTGCTTGCTCTTCGGTTAGCTCAACCTTCTTTCCTTTAGGAGAAGGAGGTTCAGCAGACTTCAAGGCTTTAGCTTCGGGTTCGGGTGCAGCAAACGTGCGCTCAGGAGCTTGACCCCGCGTGGCTGCAAACTCAGCTTTGAGTGCAGCATGATCGCTACCCAGAGGCAGTTCGATCAAGTCAGCACCAGGGATGCTGCTCTTCAGTGCGTTCGCTGCCAGACCTGTTCCGTCTGCGGCCAGCCACTGGGACACGTCTTTGAGGAGCTTTTCCTCTTCGTCGTTTTGAGCAGGGCGGTCGCTGAAGTCCAGGCAGTTGAAGTTGATCTTCGCCCCATCAGCACCGGTCATCGGATCGCGCTCGTTGAAGGAGCGAGTCACGAACTTGGTTGAAGTAATAACAGACGCACAGTTAATGCGGTTGTTATACAGGGTCTGGAAGTACGCGATGAAGTTCTTCTGGCTGGACTTGCCAGAGATCATCGAGGTCGTGACGCACCGGGGCGGGAGCAACCTGTGGTTGGGAGACACACCGATGTACGCGATACGGAGAAACTCCTCCTGGTTACGCATACCGAGGTTTCCGAAGTACGGTGTGAACCCAATGAGGATGAACTCAATGGGAATACCGTTGTCGTTGCGATCTACGATGGCGTTGTCGGGATCAACGTCAGACTTCCAGCGGCGAGCTTGAAGATCGATACGCAGAGTGTGAGGCGGAATGTTGCAGAGGATTTCGGATTCCGAAAAATCACCAGCGATAAACATGGTCAGCAGAGATCAGAGGGAAAAGTCGATCGAACCGAGAGCAGCAGCGGCAACCTTCCCTTTTTCGGGGTCGGCTGCTTTTACAGGTGCCTTACGTGATGCCTTAGGCAGGTAAAGGACCTTATCCAGATTGTAGTTGAGGTAAGACTTGTCGTCCTTTTCGGAGGTTGAGACTTTACCCACGCCAATCGTCGGGGTTCCAGGAGCTAGCTCAGCGAGTTGTGCCGAGAGCTCACCCCACGCGGATAGCTTCATCCATGCGGTTTCTTGGTCTTCGGTTTGCCATGCCAGCGACCGGTTGGTGACGGTGTTATCACCAATCTCCATCTCCTCAGCC